ATAGTCGTTCTATCCAGCCCGGTTTTATCAATCACTGCTTGAATATTGTATCTGCGTTCGCCCATGAGTACGGACAATCTGCTCTGAATTGCCATATTGCACACCTCCTGCAAGAATAGGTATATATATTATGCCACGAAACACCCCGAAAATCAAGAACTATTTGGTCATAACATCGAAATAGCTCGATAAAAATCGATTCCTTAGTGAACTTTATTTTGTAAAATATTTAGTATTTTACCCTTTCCCTGATAATAAACGAAACAAGCCAGCATCAGCAAAAAACCGCTGATACTGGCTCGCAATTAAACCATTCCTGCCTGTCTTTACAACAGATCTGTCATTTTATAATAGTCCTCGTAATTCCACACAATTTCAAATCGTTCATCTTCAAATACAGAAATCTCTTTCACAAAGGCCAGCACCATATCCTTGGTAAGCTGATCAGCAAACTCATACTTTTGGTGGACCTGCTGATACTCGGCTTCCCGCTTATCTTCTGTGAACAAGGAACATTCTGTTTGCAGTTCCTTGAGTTTTTCTGAAATCAGGTTCATCTGCCGGGTATTGGCTTCGAGCATTGCCGCATATTGTTCTTTTGAAATATGTTCAAAGCAATACTCTTCAAAAGCATTTTTCCTAGCTACACGAAGCTTTTCAATTTCCTGTTGTCTAATCTGGATTTCCTTTTGCAGACTTTGTATCCGTTCATGGTTGGTCAAGGTGAACTCCGAAGGATTTCTTCCATCACGAAGTACCATGCTGACCTGCTTGTTGATGATGGCAAGCAGAATATCACTAAATGCCGTTTCCATCACTTTGATTGTACTGCATGGAGTGCTTTCTTCATACTTAGCCATGTAGCAGTGATAATAGGGCTGCTTTACACTAGCGCGGGTCAGATTATGATGGCAGTATCCACACTTTAAAATCCCAGTCAGCGGATACCCTCTGGATGGAACAGTTTTGCGCCAATTTTCCCTCTTCGGAAACCAAATGCCAGATTTCTCAAATAGCTCCTGTGTTACAATCGGTTCATGGGTATCCGTAGCAATAATCCATTCTGACTTCGGATTCACCTTAGTTCGTTTTGTTGATACATCCGCTTTTGTCCGTCTATAGCTGACCAATTTCCCGGTGTACCGTTCGTCACGAAGAATCCGCTTGATGGCAAATCGTGTCCATAATAAACGTTCATCAGCAACTTTCCAGCCACGATCAAGGTCTGTACCATTCTGCTTGCGATAAGCCAGTGGGGAAGGTATCTTTTCTTTATTTAAAAGAACCGCTATGTCATTGGGGTTTACACCATCCGCAGCCATTTGAAAAATACGTCTTACCACCACGGCTGCCTGTTCATCAATAACCAGCTTGTTTTTTTCCATTTCCGATAGCTGATAGCCATAAAACGCTATCGTTCCAAGATATTTGCCATTGGACCATCGGACTTTATTGGAACTTCGGATTTTCATTGAAATGTCACGGCTGTAAAGCTCACTTACCATGCTCTTCAACGCAACATCCATACCTACGGAGCTTCCTTTGGTATGGTTGCTGTCGTACATATCATTAACTGCAATAAAGCGTACCCCATAAAGAGGGAATACCTGCTCCAAGTAATCGCATACATCAATGTAATTACGTCCAAACCTTGAGAAATCTTTTACGATAATGCAGTCAATCCGCTTTTGTCTGACCAGCATAAGTAAGCGTTTGATTTGCGGACGGTTGAAGTTGGTGCCGGAGTACCCGTCATCTTGAAACTCTAAAGTCTCCCAATCATTAAACTCACGCTTTTCTGCAACAAATCTATGGAGTAGCTCCCTCTGATTTTTAATGCTGTCGCTTTCACCGATATTTTCATCCTCGGAGGATAGCCTCATATAGAGAGCGAGTGTTTTTGGCATACAGCCTCCGCCCCCTTTACATTGCTGATAATGAGCTGAAACTCATCTTTGAAATTTAAGACAACCTCAAACCGGTTATCTGCCCAAACCCATACACGGCTGACCAGCTCCAGCATCATTTCTCTTGTCAGTATTTGTTCCTTTGCATAGCGTTCAAAAGAAGTTATCCATTTATTTTTAGCAGTCAGTTCCTCCGTATATTTCGTAAACTCCTGCGTGAGCTGTTGTAGTTCTTCCTTGAGTCCAGCATTTTCTCCGTTGTAGCGTTCTTTCATATAGAGAAAATCTTCTTCGGAAATGGTGCCGCTATCAAAAGATTCAAACAGCGTGTTCTTCAAGGTGGTAATTCGCTTGATTTTCTGCTGTAGGGTTTGTATGTTCCGCTGCAAATTACGGATATGTTTCTGATAGGCAGAAGACTCATTAAACCGCACCAGCAGTTTTTTCATATCCACAGCCAACTCAATTTGACTGCGGATTACGGAAAATATAGCAGCTTCAAGCACTTCCTCACGGGTGGATTTTTTAATGCACCCATGGAACAGGTTCTCATTATAAACTCTGCACTGCTGATAATATCGGACAGAGGTAGCCGTCGCATCCTTATAGCGTACTAACTTAGTATGACAATCTCCGCAATATAACAGCCCTGCGAAAATATTCTCCTTTTTCCCATGCTTATCATACTTTCCCCTTAACGCTACAGCTTTCTGTCGGATTTGTTCCTTTTGCTGCTGAATCTTTTCAAAGGTTTCCTCGTCTATGATGGCTTCGTGGGTATGTGGAACTACAATCCACTCAGAACGAGGAACCTTTGTGGTAGGAAGTCCGTCACAAAGTGCCTTCTTGGTTTTACCCTGTGCCATACAGCCTGTATAAATGGGATTAGCCGTAATTACTTTTATCATCTGCCCCTGCCAAAGCTCGTTTTGCGGCTTCTTTTTGATTTCACCCTTTTGATACAAATATAGGGAAGGTGATACCACATTGGCTTCATTAAGCCTTCGGGCAATGGTAGTATTTCCAATCCCTTGTGCCTTCCACTGAAAAATCTGGTACACGGTAGGTGCCGTATCTTCATCAAGAATAAGCTGATGTTTATCTTCGGGTGATTTCTTGTAACCATAGGGGGAAAAGGCTCCGATAAACTCGCCCTTTCGCTGTTTTGTTTCCAAGGAAGTATTGATTTTTCTGGAAATATCCTTGGCATAAAAATCATTGATTAGGTTTTTCAGCGAAACAATCATAGAATTGCTACCATCATCTGTGAGACTATCATAGCCATCGTGCAAAGCTATAAAACGTACACCCATGGTAGGAAAGGTCTTTTCAATGTAATATCCGGCTTCCACATAGTTTCTGCCAAAACGGGATAAATCTTTGACTACAATGCAGTCGATCCGCCCTATCATGGCTTCGTCCATCATCTTTTCAAAATCGGGACGTTCAAAATCTGTACCTGAAAATCCATTATCACAGAATATCTGGCACAGCCGCATATCTGACTGCTCACTGACGAACCGCTCCAACATAAGCTGCTGGTTTTGAATGCTCTCACTTTCTGCGCCATAATTGTTATCTTCTACTGAAAGTCTTACATAAATTGCCGTATTATAAATTCGCTCCGGTAAAGCGATACTTTCTTTCTCTTCTCCACTCAGGGAAGCGGCGATAACGTTTTGTCTGCTCTTTCTTGCCATTTAGACCACCTCCGTTTCTTCTGGTGAGGTGGCATCGGTAGTTTCTACACAGGAAATGATTTTCAGTGCCTGCTCAAAATCGTATTGATACTGAAACACGATTTCAATACGGTTTCCTTCATAGATATTGATATGGTCAATTAGAGTAACCACAATGGGTCTTGTAAGCTCCGTAATATTTTGGTACTGCCGGAATATTTCTATCCAGTTATTATTTTCTTTCAGGCTAAAGGTGGCGGTATGAAGTTCCTTTTCCAGCCTGTGCAGATCATCCTCGGCAGCTTTTTGCTGTTCATCATATTGAAGCTTCATCTCAAAGTATTCTGTTTCAGAAATGAGCTTTTCCACTTTGGATTCAAACAAAGCCTTTTTCAAGCGTTTATACCGTTCAATTTCTTCTCTTTTCTGCTCTACCTGAATTCCTGTCCGACTGGCTACACTCTTACGGTAGGGCATATCATCAATGCGTTTCAGCATTTTCTCAACATCAAGCACGGCATCAATTTGACTTCTTATACTGGCAAGAACTGTTTGCTCCAGCATTGTATCTTTGATTCTGTGGCTGGAGCAATTCTTCGTGTTTCGATTATTGCCACACATATAGTAGGTATAAATTTTACCGCCACGGTTATTGTTGTTTCGCACCATACTGCGTCTACAATCTCCACAGAACAGCAGTCCGCTGAACAGATATACCGTTTGCTCCTGTGGTGCAATCCGGGTATCTTTCATAAGAAGACGGTTTACCGTATCAAAGATTTCTCTTTCGATGATTGGCTCATGGTTATGTTCAATACACACCCATTCATTTTCAGGCTTTTGCATGAGCTTTTTGATTTTATGGTTTGGCGTGCTTCTCTTACCCTGCACCAAGGTACCAACATAATATTGGTCTTTCAAAATACGGCCTATGGCAACAGCCGTCCATCTTGCCTTTGGATTGATTTGAAAACCGCTCTTATACTTCATACCGCAGTAACGCTTATACTCCATGGGGGATAAAATACCTTGGTCGTCCAAGCGTTCTGCAATACGTTGCTGACTGAGTCCCTCCAGCTTCCATTTAAATATATCCCGTACTACATCGGCGGCATACTCGTCTATAACCAGCTTGTGCCTGTCATCAGGGTCTTTCAGATACCCATATACGGCAAAGGAGCCGATAAAGTCTCCCTTTTTTCGTTTGACTTCAAGCTGGCTCCTGATTTTTACAGAAATATCGCGACAGTAAGCATCATTCACCAAATTTTTGAAGGGAAGTACAATATCATCTGCTCCGCCTTTTCTCTGGATAGAATCATAGCCATCGTTAATGGCGATGAAACGGACTCCATACAGCGGAAACTCCTGATCCAGGAAACGCCCCGCTTCTACAAAATTTCTTGCAAAACGGGACAAATCCTTTACGATGACACAATCAATCAGACCACCCCGAATGTCCTTCAGCATTTGCTGAAAGGCAGGGCGGTCAAAATTGGCACCGCTGTATCCATCATCAACACGGACAGAATGCACTTCAATATCAGGCTTATCCGTAAGATACTGCCTGATTAACTCCTTTTGGTTCACAATGCTGTCGCTCTCTACCTTATCGCCATCTTCCTTGGAAAGACGCACATAGATAGCGGCACGATAACATTTTGTTTTTATTAA